TAACATTGTAAATCCAGGATTAGGATATAAAATAACTCCAACTGTTAATGTATCTGCACCTCCAGTTACATCTAATGCTTCTGCAGCATGTACAATTTCACAGTTCAGAGTATCTGGCATTACAACTATAAATGGTGGTCAAGGATATAATGTTAATCCTTTAGTAACATTTTCATCTCCAACGCCATCTATTCAAGCAACTGCTGATTGTGAATTAGGTGATGGAATTAATATCGATAGAGTTACCACAATAACTAATTTGGTGGGTGGAATTGGTTATGGATTAACTGCTCCAACAGTAACATTTTCAGATTCACCTAGAGTTGTTTATGGTACTTATAATAATCAGTCGAGTAGTGCAGTTGGAAATGATATTGAAGGATTTTATTTTAGAGATGATGGAATAAGATTATACACAGCAAGTTTTACTGGTGCAAATCAAATCAAACAATATAATTTAAGTGAAAGTTGGAAAGTATCAACTGTTTCTTTAGCTGCTCAAAAAGATGTAAGTGCTGATTTTACTTATACAACTGGAATTGAATTCAAACCAGATGGAACTTTAATGTATGTAACTGGAGGTCAGTCAGCAGACTATAAAATTGTTACATATGAACTATCTACCGCATGGGATCTTTCTACAGCTTCAAAATTAAATCAAATTACAATAAATGCCCCAGGAGGAATACGATTTAAATCAGATGGAACTTCAGTATTCATTTTAGATTTTTCAAATCCAGATTTAATTAGAGAATATACTCTTAGTGGTGCGTGGAATCTTCTTACAAGAAGTGGATCTGCAGTTCGCACATTAAATATCACAACACCCTCTGGTGATAATGATATTCTGGGATTTAGTTTTAATTCGACTGGAACAAAGTTATTTGCTACAAGTGAAGGTAGTTCGAGTATATACGAATTTAATTTAGATGCTTGGCAAATAGATACCGCAGTACTCTCATACACTTTCTTCGTTGGCGATAGACTTACATCTCCATCAGACATTTTTGTGAAATCTGATAAAGAAAAATTTGTTGTTGCAGGAGGCCCACTCGATAGAATTTTTGAATATAAAATAACTTCTACTGCACAAGGAATAACTCAAGTTTCTGGAGGATCGGTAAGTAATATTATTATTACTCAAACAGGAGTTGCTTATACCGAAGCCCCAACAGTAACCATAGGTTTTCCATATCCAGCAGTAACAGCCACAGGAACAGCAAACTTATCTAGTGGTATTGTTACGAGTATTACAATAACAAACTCTGGATTTGGTTATACAACTGCACCAAACATAACGATTGCAGATGCTCCTATATCAAGACAAGCTGTTATTGCAGTTGAACTTTCGGGAACAGGAATATCGACATATACCATATACGATGGAGGATTGAATTATGTGAACAGTCCAACGATTACATTGGACGCACCAGATGAAATATTAAATGTTGAAGTTAATGAAACTTACTCACAGAATTTGAAGACTTGGAGATGGACTGGATCTGTATGGCAAGAAAAAATTACTGAAGAATTTCAATATTTTGATCCCAATACTAATTCTATTGTAAAAATTCCAGGATCTGTTTTATCAAGACCAATTACAAATTATGAATATGAAAACAAACTAAATGAAGAAAAACGCAAACTTTTTATTGTTAAACCTGCATTCTTATCTGTAATAATAACAGATCTTAGAAATATTATGACTTATAATGAAGATGGACCTAATTTTATTGATGGTAAATTGAAAAAAACTTATAACGAAAAAGTAATGGGTATATAAAAAAAGGAGGGTTTTATCCCTCCTTTTACTTTATCAGGACTCAGCCAGTTTCTGGAAGTAACTCAGAGCATCATCTGCATCTTCATCATCTTCTTCCTGAACTGCAGGACGAGCAATCTCAAAAGAAGGAGTAGAACGCTTCGGAGCAGACTCACCACGGCGTTCTGCTTCCCACTGTTCATCCTCTTCAACAGTCTCAGGATCCTGTCGTGCGGGGGCTTTTGCACCCAGGACATAATCCAGACGCTTCTTCAGTTCCTCATAGGACTTGAAGTTTGATGTAGCAGCGAACTCATTGAGATCGTTCAGGTTCTTGTAGATGCGTTCCAGTTTGTCATCATCATCCAGAAGAGCAGAAGGTTTCTCAAACTCAGACTTATCGTAGTTCCAGTAACCTTCAACCTTACGAATCTTCAGTTTGAAGTTAGCACCAGTCCAGAAGTCAAAAGGATTGACGGCTTCTTCATCTGCAAACTGCGGTTGCATCGCTTCGGTAATCTTATCATAGATCTTCTTACCGAACTTATAGAGGAACACACGACCCTCATTCTCGGGGTGTGCAGGATCACTCACCACATAGATGTTGGCGTAGTAGGAGAGTTTGCGTTTCTGTTTCCGAGCAATCTCCTTATCACGATCAGATCCAGAGTTCCACAGAACACGGTTGTGTTCGGACACAGGATCTTTCTGTCCCAGAGTCGTCAGAGAGTTTTCGATGTACCAACCACCAGGACCTTGGAATGCATGACTCCAAACTTGGGCCCAAGGAAGTTCACATCCTTCGGGTGCAGGGAGGAATCGGATGACTGCGTAACCATTTCCGGCTTTGTCTACTTCAGGTTTCCAGAAACGATCATCAGCACCACCTTCTCCACTATTCAGTTTTTCGACTTGTTTGATCAGTTTTTCAGTCAGTGAACCAGCACGGGACTGTTTCTTGAGATCAGCAAAAGACATTTGTATTCTCCGTATTGAGTGTATTTGGCCTTTGGGACGACTTTATCTTACACGGGGTAGGAAGGGATGTCAAGCCCGATTTTGGTTCAATCTTTGGGCATTTCTTCTGGGTTTTCTATTTGAAGTTCAAATAACAAAGGATGACACATTTCATCAACCAAATAATTTGACCAACGATACATGTCTTCAGAGGTATATTCGTAATTATTTTGAGCTTCTACTTGAATGTATGGATCTTCCTGCATAATGAGAGGAATGTCATCAAATGTAAAAGGAATTCCATTGATGAAATACATATCTACAATCTCACCATTATGGTAACAGTATGAGGAGGTGATTTTGTAGTGGTAAGACATCTTACATATCTGCGATTTTATCTAGGCGTTCCAGAGAATTTTCCATCTCTGCAAATAATTCGTTAATGTTATTTCCATCAAATCCCAGAAATTTGGCAGCATCTTGAATTCTTTCTTTCATTTCAAGTGCTTCTGGGTCATCAGATAATGAGAGACGGAAGTAAAGGTTCTTCTGTTTCTCTAGAAAAGTTCTCATGAGTTCTACATGTTCCTTCTTTTCCTCCTTACTCATAATAGGGGCTTTGAAGGTATCTTTAATAATTTGTTGTTGAAGTTCTTCCATCTCTTTGATGGCTTCCCTTACAATCTCGGATTGAAAAAATCCACTCACAATACGATCTCCTTTAGTGTCTGTGTGTACTTTTCCTTATCAATATTTAGGAAGGACTTGTATTTTTTTATACGCAAACTGACGGATTCCCACACTGGGTCCAGTAGTTTCTTATCGAATTTCTTTGAGAAATTAAGAATCATATCCATGATCACAAAGGTCTCTATGGATACAGCGTTTTGTAAATACTTTTTGAGAATTTCTGGATGAGATGAACCTTTGACTTCAAACAACGAATCAAAAGTATCTTTATGAAGAAACACTTCAGCCTCTGTTTTGAAGAGATAAAAGAGGCTTTGTGATCTTTTTAACCAGTTTGCGTAATTCTTTTCACCTGACTCAATAATTTCACCGATCCAGAGTTTTGAAGGATCATCACATTCTACAAAATTAGCCAAGAAATATTGACGGATCTCGTCATCAGACTTCTGACGAGACATGCGTTCAAAAAAGTAACGATCTTTTCTTTTGTTGAACGATTCTTTGGAAGCTCTGGACTTCCCACAATATTGAAAGTAATCGTAGTTTGGTTTAGTGAAATGATTCTTGAATGCCAGGTATGTTTTGTATACCTCTATTGGCGTCATCAGAACATCAGTTTAGCACGACTTGTTTTCTTTAGAAAGTTAAGTTGAGTTGCCTCACATTTAATCTTTTCTTTCAGTGGTTTTGAAATCAGTTTAGATACTGATTCAAATTCAATACCATTTTCTTCACAATATGTGACAATAGCTTCAATATAATTGATTTTAGATGTAGCTACCAGATATTCAATGTCCTGAGCAAACTTGGACTGACAAAGAAATTTTTCTTTTATAAGTGAATTTACTTCCTCAGTTGTGTTCTGCATAGGTTTCTGTTTTGTATGTGACAAATTCTCTAATGTATTTGGTAAGAAGTTTAATATAGTAACCCTTGTTTCTTTTTTCATAGACGAAGCATTCTCCATTGTCAGCAACCATAATAGTAATCAGTTTTTGGACTGGGATACCAGTCATTTCATAATACATGCAAGCATATGCTGTTTCCTGGACAAAATAATTTTCAATCCATTCTTCAGGTTTTATTTTCTTTGAAGTCTTAAAGTCAATAACTGCGAGCTCTCCCTCGTACTCAGCGATGCAATCAACTCTGCCCGCAAGTCCCAAGTAGTCACTATAAAGTGACTTTTCTAAAGCATGTATATTATTTATACGATCTAGATAAGGTTTTGCCGCAAGGAAAAGAAACTTTGTTACAGGGAGAGGATTATACTTATCAATATCCTCATTTAACAAATACTTCTCAACAATATCATGAAACTTGGTTCCACGATCTGTAGCAACCTTAGTAATCTTATTGGCTTCTTCCTCACCAACTTTCTTACGCCAGTCAATAAATTTTTGTCTTCCATAAAAACTAGTTACAGAAGTGATAGAAGGGTATAACTTACCAGAGGGGGTACGATAGAATCTCGTACCCTCAATATTTTCAGCTTGTAAGTCAACTTCTTCTTTTAAATAATCTAGATGGACAAACATTACATACCTAAAGCCAATTTAGCAACAATATAGTTTTTGACAAGTCCAGAACGAACAATATCATCAACTCCAAATTCTACCATGGAAAAATCATATTCCATTGCACGAATAATTTTCAT